AAGGCATTCAGGAGTTTACTGTTGAGATGCAAGTTCATTGGTGGGAAGCAGTAAAGGGTAGAGGTCCTGCAGCGGGCGGTGACGACATCAACTAAATAGTTGAAGTTAAAGGTAATTCGGTTACTATAAAATGGCGAAACTTTTTGGGTTTTCGATTGAAGATAACGAAAAAAAATCAAAAGGCATAGTATCCCCCGTTCCTCAGAATAATGAGGACGGGGTTGATTTCTATCTTCAATCTGGATTTTATGGACAATACGTAGACATCGAAGGTGTCTACAAGACAGAGTACGATCTCATTAGGAGATATCGTGAAATGTCTTTGCATCCAGAATGTGACAAGGCAATTGAGGATATTGTCAATGAAGCTATTGTTAGCGACCTATACGATTCTCCCGTAGAAGTAGAATTATCAAATCTAAACGCTAGCGAAAGACTTAAAAAAGCAATTAGAGAAGAATTTAAATCAATCAAAGAGATCATGGACTTTGATAAAAAGTCTCATGAAATTTTTAGAAATTGGTATATTGACGGAAGACTTTTCTATCTAAAAGTAATCGACGTAGATAAACCAGAAGAAGGAATCAAAGAACTTAGATATATTGATCCTCTAAAAATTAAGCATATTAGAAAAGAAAAGAGAGCACATAAAGGAGATCCAGGTCCAGCACTCAGAGGACCTCTTGCAAGAAATAATGGTGCTATCGATTATCCAGAAATCGAAGAACACTATGTATATTCCCAAAACATTGGGGGAGCACCAGGTTTAAATCAAGCAAAACAAACAATTCATATTGCAAAAGATTCTATTGCACATGTAACCTCTGGTTTAGTCGATAGAAACAAAAATACTGTGCTTTCTTATTTGCACAAGGGTATCAAATCCCTTAATCAACTAAGAATGATTGAAGATTCTCTGGTCATTTACAGACTTTCAAGAGCACCAGAGCGTAGAATTTTCTATATTGACGTTGGTAATCTTCCTAAGGTAAAGGCAGAGCAATACCTTAAGGACGTTATGATGCGTTATCGTAACAAGCAAGTTTATGATGCAAACACTGGAGAAATCCGTGATGATCGTAAATTTATGTCCATGATGGAGGACTACTGGTTACCACGTAGAGAGGGTGGTCGCGGTACTGAGATCACTACTCTACCTGGCGGTCAGAATCTGGGAGAACTCTCAGATATCGAATACTTCCAAAAGAAACTATACAGATCTCTTTCTGTTCCTGAAACCAGAATGCCTGGTGGCGGAGATGGATTTAATCTCGGTAGATCTTCAGAAATTTTAAGAGATGAACTGAACTTTGCTAAGTTTGTAGGAAGACTAAGAAAGAGATTTGCAAATCTGTTTAATGATATTCTCAAAACTCAACTAGTTCTTAAAAATATCATTGCTCCTGAAGATTGGGAGAAAATTAGCGATCATATTCAATATGATTTCCTATATGATAATCAATTTGCAGAACTAAAAGATGCAGAATTGCTTCAGAATAGACTGGGTATTCTTGCAACTATCGAACCATACATCGGTAAGTACTATTCTACCGAATATGTAAGAAAGAAAGTTCTACGTCAAACTGATTCAGAAATCATTGAAATGGATGAACAAATTGAAGATGAGATTGAAAAAGGAATCATTCCTGATCCATCAACAATAGATCCAATTACAGGAGAACCTTTACCTCCTGAAGGAGATGCAATTGCTGGAGAGGGAGGAGAAGTTCCTATAGATCCTGCCACAATGGAAGCAGACCCAGAAGAATCAGCAGTTTTACCAGAACCCAAGGGCGGTAAGATATAAATAATTGATATCAATATATCAATTTACATGGAAAACGTTGTTAATGCAATTGCAAAGGGCGCGAAAGCGACCGAAATTGCGGATGAAATTTCAAATGCACTGATGGCAAAAGCTGCCGAAAAGATTGAAGCATTGCGTCCACAAGTCGCAGTTTCAATGTTTAATCAGTCTGTTGAATCTGAAGAAGACAATGAAGAAACTGCAGGAGAAGAAGGAGAACTCTGATGACAAGAACACTATTAATTGGTTCTGAAGAGGCTTTAGGCACAAATTTAGCAGGTGGAAAAACTCTCGATAGTGCAACTGTTGTTAGAGTTATCAACTTATCTGGTGCTGACGCAACTGTAAGTATCGCAAAAAGTACTTCTTCTGGATACTCAGGTATCGCAACTGTAACTCTACCAGATGATCGTGTTGAATTTTTTGAAAAGGCAGGGGCAGATATTATTTACGCTTCATCAGCAAATGTAAAAGGAGCAAAAGTAGGTTTTACTGGATAATCAAATGAAACTCATCACCGAAGAAATTTCAAACGTAAAAATCATTACCGAAGGCAAAGGCGCAGGTAAGAAGTTATACATTGAAGGTGTATTCCTCCAAGGCGAAATCAAAAATCGCAATGGAAGAATGTATCCAATGGAGACTCTTGCCAAAGAAGTTGCACGTTACAACGAAGCTTTTGTCCAAAAGGGTCGTGCTCTTGGCGAACTGGGACATCCCGATGGTCCAACCGTTAACCTCGATCGTGTCTCCCACAAAATTACGTCTCTCGTCCAAGAGGGAAATAATTTCAAAGGTAAGGCACAAATCCTAGAGACTCCAATGGGCAAAATTGCCAAGTCTCTACTTGATGAAGGTGTAATGCTAGGCGTTTCTTCTCGTGGTGTTGGTTCACTCAAGATGACCAATGAAGGTCATAAAATTGTTGGCGAAGATTTTATGTTAGCAACTGCTGCTGATATCGTTGCCGACCCTTCCGCTCCTGATGCTTTTGTTCAAGGAATTATGGAAGGAAAAGAGTGGGTTTGGGAGGGAGGAATCCTCCGCGAAAAACTCGCTGAGCAAACTGAGAAGAGAATTAACACTCTTGTCGGTCAAAAAGCATTGGAGGAGCATAAGTTGAATCTATTCAACGAATTCCTCTCAAATCTTTAATTTATAAATAAATATAGATTAATACAAAAATATCTAATCAAATGTCCGTTGGTAGCAATTTACAAGAAATGGAAAACGTAGTCACCAAAGGAGCCGCCAAAGCAGATCCAATGCCAAAGGCACCAGTGCCTGTTGAAGATCTCGGCGGTCCTACCCCAGAAAACTATAAGCCCGATGACGATTCGGCAAAACTCAAGGAACCTGCAGCAACTCTTGCTCAGGTCCGCAATGTAGTCAATGCTAAGGCAAAGGCTGCTGAGGAAGTCGAAACGGAAATCGAAGACGATCAAGAAATCGTCGCTGAAGAAGAGGCAACCGAAGAGGAAGTCGTTTCTGAAGAGGAAGCAACCGAAAGCGAAGAGCAAGAAGTTGTTGCTGAAGAAGAAACAACTGAAGAAGAAGAAGTTGTCGCTGAAGCACAATACGACGTTGAGGAAGACCTCAATGCTCTGATTGCTGGCGAAGAACTTTCTGAGGAGTTCCAAGAAAAAGCACGCACAATCTTTGAAACCGCTATCAAAGAGAAGGTTGCTACCGTTAAGGAAGAAATGCAAGGCGCTTATGAAGCAGCACTTGTAGAAGAAGTAGAAACAATCAAGTCTGAACTGACTGAGAGAGTTGATACTTATTTGGAGTATGTCGCTGAAGAGTGGATCAGCGAAAATCAAATCGCTATTGAGCAAGGTCTCAAGAGCGAAATGACCGAATCATTCCTTGTTGGAATGAAGGGTCTTTTTGAAGAACATTATGTAACAATCCCTGAAGACAAGTATGATGTACTAGAGAGTATGGTAGATAAACTTGATGAAATGGAGAATAAACTCAACGAGCAAATCGAAAGAAACGTTGCTCTAAACCGCAGATTAGCAGAATCCGTTGCTGATGTAATTTTTGCAGAAGTAGCTGAAGGTCTAGCACTTTCCCAGAAGGATAAACTCGCTTCTCTCGCTGAAAATGTTGAGTTTGATAGTGAAGACACCTATCGTGAGAAGCTAGTCAAGTTGAGAGAGTCTTATTTCCCAACTAACGCTGGTACTCAAAAAGACGACTCAGATCTCGTCTCTGAGGAGGTCGAAGAGGCACCAAGACAAGTTTCATCTCTGATGGAATCTTATCTTAGCACCCTTGGCAGAGTCGCCAAAAAGTGATTTCTAAATCATAATAATCAAACTAAAACTTTTTTAAAGAGGTAATTTTCAAATGCAAATGTTCAACGCTGAACAACTGCAGGAGAAGTGGGCACCCATTCTCGATCATGATGGTCTTGATCCAATCAAGGATTCACATCGTAGAGCGGTAACCGCTATTCTGCTAGAGAACCAGGAGAACGCAATTCGTGAGGAGCGTGAGTTCCTTTCCGAAGCTCCTAACGTTAACACCAATTCAACTTCAAGCGTTGCAGGTTTCTCTGCTGGCGCTTCTTCACCAGTCGCAGGTTTCGACCCTGTTCTGATCTCCTTGATCAGACGCTCCATGCCTAACCTGGT